TTTTTTTCACGTGGGACGTAAAAAATTGTAAATTTGTAAATTTGTAATTTTCAATTAATTTATCATTTCAATAAATAAATTGTAAACTGAAAAAAATTGTAAATTCCTAAATTCCTAAATTACAATTAATCTGTCATTTTGTGAAATAAACCTAAAAATCTAAAAAAATGATTTTGTCTTTTTTCTTGAAACAAATGAAATATTTTGAATTACAAAATTTCAATAAATCTCAATCAAAGCAGAAAAACTTTTAGACGTATGTCAATTGTTATAAGATATTTCAGTTGGTAGGAATTTTACGTCCTTGAGAAAAATTCAAGACGTTAATTTTTCCTACCGTTCAGTGTTTAACTATTTTTTGAAAGAAGTTTAAGGTCTAAAAGTACGAAAGATTTAAATACTTACGATTTAGAGATAAAAATAGGTAGGGGATTTTATCGATCTTGTTTTTATATATCTAGTTTTGATTAAAATATACGTTTAGTTTTACGTTTTCACAGTCATAAATCTATATAGTTATATAACATATAGTCTGAGTAGACTTAAGATATAAGATATATGTCTATAACTGGTTTTTGATATGTATTTTATGGGCTGTTGGCAGGTGGGAGTAAGCGGTTTTCGGCAGGTGAGAGTGCAAAAGATATTTGGCGAGAAATGCAGCGCGGTTATTACGGTTTTTAGGACATTTTTTACGCAAACCAGAGTTATCTGAAAACTGTTTAGATTGCGTAGATTTAGATTAAACAGTTAACAGTTTGCCGATCTTAGGTTTACGGCTAAAGTAAAAACTGTTCAAAAGATTTGCGATACAGTTAAACATTGATTTTTTTGATTGCTGGGGCTAACCCAATTGGAAAAAATTTCAGGGGGTGTTTTCTTCATGACTAATTTTTTGCGTTTTTCATGCAACTTACGTTATCTAGTTGGCGAATTGTAAGTTACAATTAATTGTACATTTTTGCAGAGTTTATGCAACAAATTGATTATCATTTTTTTCAGTTTGTGGTAGACAAATTGTGAGTTACAAATAATTTATCATTTTTGCGTTTGTTGCGAAAAAAAGTCAAGGGGACAGAAATATTTATATACCCCATCCAGGTACGTAGTGTCCCGATTCACTAGTGGAGAAATATTTCTGGTTGGGAATATACAATTTACCCCCCGGTTAATTAGCAAAAATTCAGATTATCACGGTCTTGAAATAAATATGCGGGTTAAAAATACTAGATTGGTAGAAATACAGAATTGTGGATAGGTAGTAATTTTTATGCGGGTAAAAAATTCAAGGGTGAAAGAAATTCAGATTGCAGATTAGATTGCAGCAGTTGGGTTGCCAGATACAGCAATACAGAAAGCTTTATAGATGAGAAAGATAATAGTAGTATGATCAAAAATGGGTGAGCGGAATTTAGATCAAACCCCGGAAGGGGCAAAAAGAGTAAACATATCTTTTTCTTTTGTCCAATACCCAGAAGAAGAGGGTCATGCGCCACTAGACGTTATAATCACTATTGCGGGGCAAGAGCCGATAAAGGTATTAATCCCCTCTTCTCATTTCGACATACCATTTCAATTAAAGAAACTCCACCGCTTCTACGATATTCAAAGCATTTTGACAACCAATGATAGTGTTGATGCGATCAAGAAGGAAATGCTATTAACTATAGCAAAGATTGTGTTTAGTGTTATGGAAGAAGAATAAGAGGCGAGTTATGATGAGTGCAGCATTAGATGAAAAAACAATTTGGTGGGAGAAATGAGTAACGAATATCATATGTTTAAAGTCGGCGACGAGATCAGCCTGGGCGGGCTGATCTATAAAATTGTAAGTGAATATGATAACAATATATATGTAGTCGAAGACCGCATGGGAACTATGTGTTTGGCTGTCCTTTGCGATGTGCCATGTTGGGATGGTTTGAGTTATGTCACCACAGGTGTCGTTATTCCAATTACTGACATTTCTGCCGATTTGATATTAAAAGTATTAAAAAGGGCTAGGTGCTAAAGGTATCTTTTTATTTTTTCCAGTTCTCTGTTTTTACGTCATTATTCTTTTTCCGTTGTTTGTACATATACTCCAGTACTTTCTTTATTCTGTCTGGGTCTGTTTTTCCCACTTCTCCTATGAATGAGAACCATATCGTATATCTGTTTTTGTATCTGTTTATAATATCTCTGTAATTTAGCGGTCTTTTCGATATAATTATTCGATGGTAGTGTATTCTATGCTGTTGCCCTTTTTCTGCCACGCCTATTACTATCGCATTGTATTTTGTCCGTATATACTCTGACGGGGGTAAGTATATTTCATCTGTGTTTATATTCAAATCCCGCTTTCGTTTGCCGGTATTTGGTTTCATGGTTTCGCTCATAAAGTTCACTAGATCTTCTGGCTCAGCGTTTTCAAATGCCGATTTTAGCTTTTTCAATGAACTATCACTAATATTGTACTCCAAAATCAGTTTCGCTAAAATATCCTCCCAGTTTCCCATACAGAAATATAGAAATATAGCAACTAAAAAAATAAATGGCTTTTCAATCTGGTATTTGGTCTATTGCATCTTCAACGAATTTTCTGATAGATATCCCTCTTTTTGCGCAATATGTCTTCAGTTTTGTTTTCTTTTTAGGGCTAATTCTTATGGTCATCTCTACCGTTTTTTCTTTCTCTTTTCTGGGTTTATACTGTGATTTCTGCATCTTTATCTGTGTTCTTCCCACTGTTGACAACTAAAAGCTTTATTGGTAGAAAGTTTTAAATACAACATTACAGCAATATGTAATTGGTGACAAAGAGATGGAGACACAAAAAAGAGCCCAGAATAAACTGGGCTTATTAGATCAAAAAGTTAGTGTCCGATTGGACACCGATACGTATGAAAAAATAGTAAAAATAGCAAAAGAAAAAAACAAGAGAATAAGCCAGATTACAAGAAGTATAATACAGGAGGGATTAAGAGATGAGTGATTTAGAGGATATAATATTAAATTTGAAGGATAAGGCAAAAGATAGTGGGCATTATGTCAGTAAAATAATAAATATCAAAGGACTTCAGAGACTGACGTTGCAAATAAACGCATCACCCGACGGGCACGTAAGTATGACTGTCCACAGCAAATCCAATTTCAAGAAACAAATCGGCGTTACAGCGAGTGATGCCGGTGATTTGATGTTGATTTCCAAATTCTTAACCAAATACTCTGGCACTTTGGACAAATACGTAAAATTCAGCAAGTTAACAGTAAGAAACAATGATGATGAGAACGTGGTTGATATAGACGATGATAACAATGACCAGAAACCACAACAGAAGGAAAAAGGCAAACATAAAGAAAGACCAAAGAACATTGAAGACGAATTCTAAGGTGATATCGAAATGCTGTACATATTGAATGCGCAAATCACCCCCTTTGAGGGGGCGCAAGCCACTTTCGTGGAGAGAAGGATCGACGTTAACGAAGCCAAAAAAATTGTTAATAGCCAGCCATTTGTAAGTGCTGTCGGGCATGCGGCGACAGCACAGTTGCTAAGTAAGCTGTTAGATGCCAGCATACCGACAAATAGAACCCAGGTGTTCCTCAAACCTGGGGATATGGCTTTAGCGATTGTATTAAAGTCAAGAATACCTGAAGGAGTTGTGCTAGATGAACAGGCAATCAGAAACATAGGATTTGAGATAGTGGTTATTGAGAGGGTGAGCTAATTATGGACGAAGATAGCCAAATTCCAACGTGTTTCGATATACTGAAGAGTAATGGTTATAATCTCAAAGGGTATTCGCAGGATACGATATTATTGCTGCAGACAGCCCATGGGTCATTTGAGGAATGTGAAACGTATTTATTTATGCTCGAGATACAATACGGGTGATTGTATGCAGATCATTACATTTAGCAATAGTGAAGAATATTTGAAGTGGTTGTCACACAGAAGTGGGGCGGTTGCCGAAAAAGCCGCCCAGTTTGAACAGAAGTACCCGGGCATAATCCCGGTTATAGTGATTACCAATATTGACACCAGCCAGAATTGTGATGACGGGTGGGTGCATATTTTTGTGCACCCATCTCTGTTGTCTGAAATAGACAAGATCATAAGTTAAACTATTTTTTTTATCAACTATTTTTCTCACATTTTGGATAATAATTCTGTTGATCGCTTATATGTTTTTCTGTTTTTCTGTATTTTCTGGTTTTCTATATTGTTGCGCACACTTTTATTTGTCCACGCCGGACTGTAGAATATGGAAAAGTCAATTAGTGAGGGCTCTCAGCCCCAAAATCAATCGATAAACCAACTCCAAAAGTTGGTGGAAGACAATTCGTTTTTTTTCAATCCAAGAGATGAAAATCGATTTCTTTATTATATATTTAAGAATGGAGGGACAGACGACAAGAAAAAACAAAATGCGCTAAAGGCATTCAGACTAGGGTATGATGTTAGATATTTTGAGGCAACAAAAGTTTTGCTGTCGGAGTTCAAGTTTATCTCACGAATAGTTCGATATAAGGAAAAAGACGGTTTGCTTCAAGTAAAATTCCAGAACGGTTTTACGGGGTCTATTGACCCACATATGTTGGCAGATAACCCTGACGATCTATATAACGCACTACAAAGTTACTTACTAGTCAAGATCAACAAAAGTAGCAATGACTGGGAGATTATCGATGCCTACCCTATTGAACCACCGAACAATGTTGAGGTTGCTAAATCACTTTTCGAACTAGCAGATGCGGAACATAGCACTGCTCAGTTGTTACTATCGGCATTCGGATATGACACCGCCAAGATGAGTGATGAAGACGCATTGCTTACACTACCTAGATTAATGCCATTGTTTGTGTCACCTTATTCAAAGCGACGTTTCAATATCATTGAAATTTCCAATCCAGGTACTGGAAAAACGTCTTTATTCACTTTGCTACAGGAAATATTCAATTTCCGCTATTATACAGAACCCCCGACTTATGCCAATTTGATCTACGACGCCAGGAACAACATCATGGGGGCTGTCTATTTGTCGAAAGGGTTGATATTTGACGAAATTCAGACGTGGAAGGACGGAAACAACATATCGCAAATCGGCGCAATTAACGCCACATTGTCCACAGGTATCGAAAATTGCCTGTGGACCAGAGGCGCAGGGACTGAGACAGATGCGGCAGTATTGCACAGCTGTTTGCCGATCATATATGCTGGCAACCCAGTTAGCTCTCTCGACAGCTTTGGTGTTCAGAGATTTAGCGAAGACGGACTGAGTGAGTTTCTTGACAAGTACGAGGTGTTTACTAAAGCCATCTTAGACCGAATTCATATCATTCACGTCACTGAAAAAAAGACGTATGACCAAATAGGCAGTAGACGGGTGCTATATCCATCAGTACTAAAGTCACTCATTCAGCTTGTCCAAGATAAGCTAAACCGGCAAACTGACTTTGTCGATTGCGGGAATTTCAAATCGAGAAGACATGAGCAGGCGATTGATGTTGAATTATTCCTCCAAGCAGTTGATGTTAACTTTGACAAAGACAAAGTATGCCAAATGCTTGAACATTACCTAAGAATTTTCAGGTGATGTCGATGGTATATGCAGAAAAAGTGAAGGAAAGCTTCATGAGGCAATACCCAATTGGCACTTTGTTTCCCAGTGAGATTGGTATTTGCGTAAGAAAATCGGTTTTGGCAAGACGAGTTACGTTTAAGAAGATGATGGGGACTGAGTCGACTGACGCTGGCGCATCAATTCACGTCACTGTTCAACAATATTTTACCGCCACAATGAATTGTGAGGCTGAAAAACCTGTTTCCTACAATATAGACGGGATAACGATTTCTGGAAAGGTGGATTTGTTGTGTAACAATGATCTCATTGAGCTCAAGACAACAGGGAAAACAGTCTTCACCCCATATGCTAACCACCTAATGCAAATTGCGGTCTATCGGCAGGCACTGAAGACCATGGGCATTGATGTTAAAGGCACCTACATTGTTTACATAAACAGGGCAATCGATGATGTGCAGGAATTTCATATCAGCGAATCACAGCTGCAGACAGCGTTAAAGCAAGCCGAGGACTATGTTAGACGTTATAACGCTTTCAAGGACGAAAAAAACATCAAAAACATACCACGTGGCGATGTCGTTTTCTGTCAGCATTGCGAATTTCGATCGATTTGTTTTGGCGACATAACTCGATTTTTCTGATTTTTTTGCCAAAACGATTTTTTTGATTTAGGTCTAATTCTCTGTCTCACCCCGGGGGGTTATAGCATATGATATACATATATATATAATAAGGTATATTGAGTAAGTGATGAAAGGTCGAAAAAATAGCCCAGTTATTGATTGGGCGAAATACGCATACGACATAAGGAAAACGACAAAAATGTTTTGTTATGCAATCGGTTTCACGCCGGCATCAGTTATCGTTGCGATGGGTTACGCTGGAAAGATCGCATCAATATTGTACAAATACTGTGTTAATGATCCAAACATGGACACAATCCACGATTTTATCAATGCATCAATTGCTTACTACACCACCGCCTACCATGTTGACAAGATAGCGCTGGAATGTATAGCAGACATGGCGATCAAACTGAAATGCGAACAACGCAATGCGGAGAAGGTGCTTGAAGAGGAAATAAACAGATACTATATGCTAATAAGCGTGAAAAAAAGTTAGTTAGCTTTTTTTATCATGATTTTTCTGACTTTCTTTTTATGCTCTTCAGAACTTTGATTACTTCCTGGGCTGTCTGATACACTTCACTTTTTCGTACCTCTTCTGATTCACATGTTGCTAACGCCATCGCTAAATCGTTAAGTGCGACAAACAGCTTGGCGGAAAACTCTTGATCTAACGCTGGGATTTTTTCTTTTTCGCTCTTAGAAGACATCAAGAAAAAGGTGGGCGCGGACATTAAAAAACCTAGGTGACTTCAAACAGGGCATAGACAGTCGCAGGACCCGTAGACCAGGCATAAACGTTAGCCGGGTTGCTTATTCTAAATTCCACATTGTTATTCGGCAAAATCGGAAAATTATTGTATATGCTATTGCCTATATAAATGATGTAATTTGATAAGTTTTGCAATATGATTTTCACAGTCTGGAGTGCGGGTCCACTGTAGATTGGGGCTGGCGACTGCCCAACAGAAATGGACAGACCCTGGACAGATGATGGCGACAAGTAGACTGTTAACTTGTTTATTGCATTCGCTAAAGTCGCTGTCGCAAGATACATGTAAAATAAATCATATATAACCGTATCCGCCAATGTTGTAAGGGTTTTTGGGAGATAAACATTTAGTGCCTGTTGTAGGATTGCATTAGTGTTGTAAAGGGTATACCATTCGTTGAATACCGGCGACTCAGACAACTTGTATAGTTCGCCAAGAAAGACGTTGAAGTTTTGCGCAGTTTGGTAAAGAAACTGCTGCAATATACCGTAAAAGCCAGATTGTATTGATTGCAGATTGCGATACAACACATCAAGTGGGTATGCAATATTGCCAAGAGAATGCGGTATATTGCTTATCGCGGTGTAAAGTTGTTGTTGTGATGCTAAGATAGCACTGATTTGGTTATACGCTGTTGAGATAAAGCCCGCTATGTAGATAGGATCCTGTTCTGTGAGCACTGGTTGCCCGGCGACATACACCTCATTGTAAAAGTCGCCGGTCATTGCAAACAGATTCTGGGGCACATACAAGTTATTATCAACGAAGAGTTTTCGGTCTATTAACGACCCTCCAAAATACACCTGGTTAAGCTCAAGAACAACGGCATTCCACATTGATGATGTAAGACGCTGAAACGGCTTTGCAAGTAAATCGCTTATTGATGCGTAAGTAATAGACATATGTAAATATTCACCAAAGCACATATATAAAAACTCCTTTGACTATATTTCTCGTATGGATCAGTTTCAGAACGTTTTCGGACCTGTCAGACTCATCGTTGATAAAATTCGTGAATTGGAGATGTTAGGTCAAGCATATGGATTCTCACAATATTTACCACAGTCCATTATCGTGTATAGAGCTGGGGAGACAGCAGTGCTCTATCAAGTATTTATACCAACATTTACATATTATTTCGAATTTTTGATCGAAAAGGATCCAAAAACTAAGGCGCCATATATTTCTGACTTTCGTATAGTTTACCCAACACCAACTCCAACAACAGAACCGCCATCAACAGCAACTGAAACCCCAGATCAAAGTGGCGAGTAAAATGACTGATGTAGTTCTTGTGCTGTCGTTAATGTCAACGACCGCCACCACTCTTTTCGCAATCACGTCACTTTATTACAAGATTAAGACTATGTTCAGGGACGCAGTGAAGGACATAGTCAAACAGGAGCTGGACAATCTGGTGAAGGAGATTTCGGCTATTAAACAGGAACAAATAAAACAAGACAATGAGATATCCTATCTCCAACAGCAGGTCATGGATATAAAGAAAAAGGTTGATAAATTATAATGTTGCCGTTATGTTTCAAGAAACCTTTTATACAAGAAACTAACATCATATTTTTTCGCTAGCTCCATCAGATGCATAGACCTTTCTTCTCGGTCCTGAGACAGAAATGCGGTCAGTATTGCAGCTGCTGCATCTTCTGGTTGGAATCGATATATTTTCCAACTTTGGGCATGGTCTTTGTCGGCATAGTTTTCGACTGTGTTATATCTGAATAGATAGTTCCATTGCCACGACGTGAACTCTGTTAATGGCGGGATCGCCTGGTGAATGACCGGCGTTCCCATAGCCATAGACTCCAACAGTGGGAGACCGAATCCTTCACAGCCAGTTGGCATGAATGTGAAGTCCATGGCACCGTAAAACGCCAGCACATTTTCCCTAGGTTGATGACCAAAAGCGGCAACAAAATGAACATTTGCTGGCACCTCAAGTTTTTTGAAATCCTCATGCGAGATAACGAAAAAATGTATTCGTTTCGCTGGGTCAGGAAATTTTTCATTTAGCAGTTTTGTTGTTTGGACAAAAAGATCGATATTTTTCCTCTTTGTCATTCCGGTTACAACACCAAACTTTATGGTGTCTGGAAAGTCATTATCCAACTTTTGCTTAAGTTTTGGCACTAACGATTTCGCCTTTTCAACAATCTTGAAATTGATACCATGAAACACAGGTATATCGACGCTCAATCCTGCGGTAGATAGATTTTCGGCGGTGAAATTGCTATTGGGGATAAAGGTAACATCACGCAGCAGATGTCTGTTGATTATGTCAGTGCTTGGTACCCCATCTGCAGTCGTATAGAAGTATTTTGGTCCTTTAAACATGTTATAAACCAACAGATAGTTGTTTAACATTGGCGGAATGAAAGGCACAAAAACAATCAATCTCTCAAAATGCTGTGTGGTGTTGATATAAAGTTCTGGCGTTATATCAACCACTGCATTTCCGATTGTCTCAGAAATATCTTCCGCTACATTCCTGATAGATGAGTAATTCATGGTTAGAACAAGTGTTTTCATATGAACAAGAAAGACGTGGACATATATAACAATTAATATAAAAAAGGAAAATAGCTTTAACTTACGTATCCGTTAGGACTGCCGGTTATTATGTTTGTCACCGCATCAAGAATCTCTGGATTGGCACCGAATGCGCTAACATAGTATGCCTTTAAGCCGTTGATCATGTTAGTTAACGCTGGTCCTGACCCGATTCTGTTTAAGGCTCTTTCAACCTTTAGACCGAAGCCCTGGTAGATGGCTCTGCTAGGACCAGTTACTCCGTATTGGGTTAATACTGCGGAAACGTTTTCGTTTGTTGATGTAAACTTAGGAACGTTCGTCTGGAAGTTTTCCTGGGCTATTTGGCTTACGTTTGACAATATTGTGCTAGATACCGTTGGGTTTGAAAATGCAGTAAATTTCCCTGACCATTTGCTATACCTTTGCGAATAACTTCTTGGTGTGTGTCCTTTCGCCATGATTCCTCATGCCCTAATTATTCCAACGACTTAATAAATATTACTATCTGTATTGGTACACATCTGCCATGTTACAGTTTAACAACAATCCCGGCGTTTCTGGTGACTTCTACGATTTTCCACTGTCTACTACCTTTAAACCGCACCATTACGATTGGCTTGCATTCGCAGAAGGAAAAGACGTTACAGAAACGATACAACTTGTCTATCTGGAATTTGTCGACTCTGACCAATCGATTCGATGTTGATTTCACCTCTATGGCATATACCACGCTGTTCTTTGTGGCGATTATGTCGGGGAGTGGCTGTTTTCCGGCTGCAGACGCTGGTATTCTTATCGTCTGGTAACCATGGCTTTGGAGCCACTCCATAGCTTGATATTCAAAGTAACGTCCACTATTGTGTATGTTTATCATCATCTTTCCGCCACACTCCTGAAGTTGTTGTAATAGAACAATGGTTTATACGTCTTAGCGTACACACTTTTCTGTTCCAATTTCTGTTGTGATTGCCTTAACGCTTGACCCTGGTATTGTTGACCTAATTGTAAGGCATATTGTAAATCGGCGTCTGTTAGACCATACAGTTTCCATTGCGTTTTCCATTGCTGCAGAAACTGATCGTAAGGCAGTGTTCTTTGCCCCGATGCATATGACAGATTTGCTAGGTATGGATATCTGGCGACTTGAAGTGCTGCGTCCGCAACCATTTTCGCATACCAAATGTTGCTGTATTTACGGTTAACGATTTTCTGAATTTGCATGTATATCTCATATGACGATATGAAAGTTTCGGCATACTGGGACTGGGCAACATTGGTCGCACCGGGACCAAGTTGATGAAGATGCTGTTCAAAGACGCTACCAAATACAGATATGATTGCTTTGTCCGTAGACAATATCGCAACCAGGTCTTCTATGCTCAGATTGCCGTTCTCAGGGAAATCAGGCATTAGTGGTGCAAAGTCTAGTGGCGTGAGATCAAGTACCATGCCAATAGCCTGGCTAAAGTTTTGCAGAATAACGCCATCTTCTAACTGTTGGCTACCATCCGCAGTTGGTGCGCTAAATGCGGATCTGTCAAACCATGCAACGTCTAAGGCAATACCTCCGTCAATGTCTTTGTTGATGATTGGTAGAAACGAAAGCAAATATTTGGAAAGGTCAGGCAACGTCTCAAAATAGTTGGATGGGGATACACCTTTCTGTCTTGACAGCTTGTTTAACAATTCACCGGCACCAGTGTTGTTGGTGGCTGATAACAACCCGCTGTCGACTTGTGGTATCTGTGTTGACCCAATACCCAATGTTTCCACGTTTACATCGACCACAGTTGTTGGTGGTTTGGTTAACAATATCTTCAGTTTACCACACGCCTCATTGTTAAACAGTGTGCCGTTTCCTGGCGCATAGACGCTATAATCCCAATCGGTTTCGTCAAATGTTGCTACCTGGTATAGAATAGCGCAAAGCTTCACATAACTGTCATATGCTACCGCATAATCGGCGATTGCGTCAATGCCTTGTTGTTGTAATGTTGTGGCTGGTATACCCAAAGATGTTGCGGTTGTTGGTGTATTGATGTTGTTGAGCGTTAGAGACGCAAAATTGTTTAGCGCAGATAGGAAACTTGATATGATAGACGCAAACGCAACACCGTAGTCTGTGTTGAAGTATGGTGGGACTTTGATACTTTCCAGAGCAGACGGCAATGTTGCCCTAACGCCGGCATTAAACATTTGGTTAAAGGCAGGGAATACTGACTTTGAAAAAATCTTATGATACAGATGATATTTCATACTAGCTGTTGATCTGTACCCATGCTTTCTTGCCATTGTCCTACACCGGTGTTGGTTGTGAGTTAGATGGCATCACGCCGTTGGGCGGGTATGCTCTTGCCCTCAGATAGTACCAAGCACCAGAGTGGGTGTTGCTACTAGAGCTTTCAATTGTGCCCACCACATCACCGCACATACAAATTGACCCGCTGTAAGTGAAAACATTTTGGATATCAAGCTGTGCGTATGGCGTATTTGGGCTGCTTGGTGTCGCACCATTAAAGATTATTTCGCTGTCGGTTGCAATGGCTTGGTAGAAATTATAGCTAGAAGATGTAAATAGACTTTCGCTATATGTGCTACCTCCTGATGACCCATTACTGACATATGCGTCACTATAATCTGGGTCCCAGGCAACTTCCCAACTGTTACAGAGATAGTATGTGTCCCCGTATGAAGTATCTTCACACCAACCAGATGATAAATCACCAAGGAACATTATACCTTGTGAATCGGCAGTGCCATCATACCATGCCATACCTTCAAATATTTCGGGCAATCTTTGAGATTTTGGTGCTGATATATAAATATCATCATAGCTATTGGTTTCGGACGCAAACGTGTACATATATCCTGGGTACCCCTCATATATAGGGCTAAATTGCGGGAATCCGGAAATGTCCGTATACGTCTGATAATTTGACGGGATCGGCGAAGTTCCCATAAAATTCATGTAGGCATCAAATACATCTGCGCCGTTGTCGTCAGCCGTATCGTAAAACGTGTTTATGCCAGTATAAGGATACTGACTTGAACTTGCGAGTTGCATATAAATTGTGACTGAAGAGTTTGCTGGCACACCGTTTGGTAACAGCACCCAAATGTACACAGTTGACAGATCGCTACTGTAATATTCGATCCATGCATAAAGCTGAGATGAGCAACTTTGGTCAGAACAGAATTTCAGATTAAGCAATTGTGATGGTGATGAAACTATGCCTTGTAGGTTAAGCGATAACAGCTGTTGGAAATTTGAAGGTGTTGGGTCTGACTGATTGTTGGTTATTGTTATTGAATACAGCGGTATAGATGGTGTGGGAGGAGGAATATATTTCGTGCTGTAGAATGACAGCAACGCCGATATCAGAGTAGGCGAAGACGATGAGAGAATAATTTCAGATGGGTCAGACACTGTTATCTTGATACACCCGCCATTGTTAACCTTTATTGCGTTGTTTATCGTTAGTGGGTTATTGCCGATGTTTTGGATTGTTATCTCGTCCCAGACTGGGAATTCAGAAAATCCAAACGTGGACATCAATAACGATTTAAGATTTTGACTCCCTGATACGGTTGTCATGCCGCCTGCGACTAAATTGGGTGGCATGAACTCTGTAACATGAGATATAAGAAATCTAGCCAGAGCGTTAATAGTTTCGGTTTGATATTTGTGAACTAAAGACAGCTGATACTTAACCTTAAACAATGACGGTGCGTAAAGTTCTGGGGCAACAAGTTTTTGTAACTGTGGTATCTGGCTAACGATCTTTGGATATAGCGATAATTTTTTGAACACGTCACCGAAAGTATACGCCAACACTGGCTTCAGATTATAAAGCGCCTCATATCCATTCACAATCAAATTCCAAACGTTAAGCGTCTTAGCGTACACTGTGTTGATATTTTGTAGATTGCCGTTGTTGTAGTGTTGCAGGAACCGCACAGTACCCTTGTCTCTAACAAAATAGAGATCGTTGATTAGAGTATTCCAGTCGTTGACTGATAAAAATTCAAGAGGATACTTATACCGTGGTGATTGGAAATCGGTTGCCATATATATTTATTTCCATGTTGCCTATATTTAAAAATATGAGCGGTTTAATCGGTGATCTAACTAGTCTGGGTACATTTTTCAGTGACGAGTTGGGTGCGTTAGAGAATTTTGTCGATTTTCTTGCGACAGATTTTGAGACATTCATCAATTCGATTGCGTCAGATTTTGAGACCTTCATATCATATATCGCAACTGCGGTAAGTGACCTTGCCACATTCGCCCAAACGGTCTATAACGATATCGTCAGTGCATTGCAAAATATTGCGTCCGCAATATACCCAGTATTGCGAAACATCGGCGGTATCATAGCAGGTGCAATAGAAACTGCACTGGGCGATTTGGCGCAATTCGCCATAGACGCAACTGGTGCGCTCGCCAATGCAATCAGAACTATCACAAACGATATTGGATCACTCTTAGGCACCTTCATCAGTGACGCATTTCAGGCATTGGGTAACATACCACTTCATATTTCGCCATTTCTGGCTAAAGCGTCAACATTTTTGGCTAGCGTTATATCGCCCTACCTCATTATAAGGGCTCTTCCACCGGCAATTGACAAACTTGCAGAGTTATTGCCCGATTTTACAATCAGTTTGGCACCAGTCGGACTTGGTGCGAGATTTGAGGTGAAACTCGGAGAAATAGTTAAGATGTTTGGCGAAAATGCAGCTGATTTCATGAAAGACGTTTCTGACGAAATGATGTCGACGTTCAAAGAGTTCATAAAAGAGCCGTTCATCTCTAATTTCAAAATCCAGGTCAGAGAAATTTTCAACGACATTGGATTGGGCGATATTCCATTTGCTGATCCATCATTCACCCAAATTGCAAAATGGGTTGGCGCCAGATCATTCAACGAGATTAAAGACCATCTGAAAGAAACAGTATTGCTTACCGGCTATGCACAATGGTTTACCGACGCATATCTACAACCACCGGTAAACGATTTTGTGCCACAGAACCCATTGTTTAAACCAGTGGCTATAAAAGACGTAATCACAGCTGTCGAATATGGCATATTGCCCGCAGACGCCGTAGGCAAATATGCGGAGAATAACCTTATAACACAGAAGACAGCGACACTGATGTACCAAAACCAGAACTTGAAGCTGTTCCAGCGTGTTGTTGAACAGGGCATTAGGGCGTTTGTGGTTGAGCCAGACAAAGCATACCAGTTAATGACGTCTGGCGTTTCGTTATCAGGTAGAGATTTGTTTACGAAGTATTTTGACATAGAGTACCAGTTTGCAACGCAAAGGTTTGCGAAACAGGTGTTGAGATCATTGCTGTCGAGAGCGCTCTCCAATTTTGGGCGTCCTTACATAGACATACAGTATCTTTCGTCAACAACATCAAAAATATTCAAAGAACTGAACTTACCAACGGCAATCGACAATCTGTTTAAAGAGATGATGTCACAATCACAGCTGATACAATATAACCAATTAATATACGGGCTGTTGCGATCTGAGGCGTCAATGGGCATTTTTGATCAACAGAAGGTAAATGAACTATTACAGAGCCACAACTTCAATGTTGCGGAGACAGAGTATCTGCTGGCACATTATGCTAACATTGCTGTCATGAAAGAACAGCTGAGCGTTTTGAAGGCGAAAGCCAACAACTTCTTCATCTCAGACCAAGATTTAGGCAAAGAATTAACGTCTCTAGGCTTCACGCCAGAATATATACAGGCGTTCGCTGAGGAAAATTTCACACTGCCATTGCGCAAAGAGATTGCAAACGTATATCTTTCACTGCTGAGAAAAGGCTATTATGACGTGAAAGAGGCAAAGTCCATATTTGGTGGGCTAGGCTATGAAAAATCAGTCATTGAACAACTAACAAACGTGTATAGTACAGAAATTGAAACTGAACTAGCGATAAAGACGATACAGCAGAAAGCACAGCTGTTTTTACTATCACAACAGGAGATCATAACAGAGCTAAAGAAATTACAGGTGTCTGACGCATTGGCAAACGAAATCACAGTCGAATATTTTGCTATCCCACTTTTAAAGCAGCAGATTAGTGTTTACGAATCTCTCATCAAGAAGGGTTACCTAAATACCGATGACGCAAAGAAAGTATTTACGTCATTGGGATACAGGCAATCTGTCGTAGATCAATTGATACCGTTATATGCGACAGAAATCACGGCTGACGCCACTATCGCTAAATATAAATCATTACTGCAGCACTTTGCGGTCAACGTGAAAACCGCAGAACAGGAACTGAAACAGCTGCATATCTCCAGTTCTCTCATTGAACAGATATTAACAGAATATTATCAAGTTCCCCTTATCGAAAAACTGTCTGCAATTTATCTGTCGATGCTTGAAAAAGGCTATATCACGATTGATGTGCTGAAGAAAGTTTTAGGACCACAGAATATCGATGTTAGCGCAATCACGGAGATCGCAAATGCTTACAATTATGAGATTACTGTCGCAAACGAAATCAAATATGTGCAGTCACTGTTGAGAAATCTGTTAATTGATGAAAAGACTGCAGAGCAAGAGCTGAAGAAGTTGAATGTCTCAGATAGCCTGGTTAAGGCAATAGTTGCGGAATCCACACCAGTTGTCGTGAGCCCAAAGACTGTTGCACAGACGTTGATTGAGGGCGCAATTTACCACATTCAGAAGGTGCCAGTATCAGTTTCCCATGTCATTGGCGAACTAAAGAAGCTTAATATCCCAGACAGCCAAGTTAACGCACTTATTGATGAGATTGAGTCTCAAATCGCCCTAGATATCTGGAAGAAATATCTACCTACCCTTTCGGACATTGAATCCGCACTAACGTATGGTTATCCGACTGAGAAATTAGTACAGCTGTCCCTCATCCCGGCTGAATTGCTAAATATCCATGTCAATCTGACCCAGCATGAAATGGTAGGAAAAGAGGTGCAAAGTCTCAAATCTGCATATGTTAAACTGTTAACGTACGGCATTGCAAACGCCCAATTGGAGTCGTTAATGAGACAGTACGGTGTAAATGACCAACTACTGTCAGTGCTGAGGTTGCAGGCACAATTAGAGAAAATATTGACGACCTACCAAGAGTTATACCTCACACCATCAAAGGCGATTTCATTAAGCGAATATTTATCAAACCCAACGCAAACATTGCAAAAAGTATTCGCTGATTACCAAGTTCCCTCAGATCTGCAACAGATATATATGGAATATACAAGAAACAGAAGGCTAAGGACATACATCAGTCAAATTGTGGAGACGATCTCGTTATTGTTCGAAAGGCATAAAATAACGCTGGATCAAGCGGTACAGTATTTACAGCAGTTTAAACAATATGGTTTAACTGACGAAGAGATACAGCTTATCAAGCTAAACTGGCAACTTAGGGAGATGTACTAGCATGGCAACGCCTTTGCCTCTCGTCACGAAGGGTAGCAAAATCTCATCAGCTGCATGGAACCAAGTAATCTATAATCTGGAGCTTGCTTACAGTATATATCAAACACTTGAGAATGGTGTGCAACAGCTAAAAAACATCAATAGCCAGACTACAATAGATAATTATGAAACTGAGTCAAGCGATGCATGTAATGTTATAGTAGATCTTTTAGACTATTTGCAAAGCCCAACCCTAGTATCGTCTTTCCCTGATTATATCTCGGCTATTCCAACTGCGAATCCAGGCATGCCATTGACGGCGGAGATGATGAATTCCTTGTCAACAGCTGTCCAAAAACTCTATAATACGCTTATGTATACGCCTGCGCCACAGATCTCGGCAGTAAGCAGTGATGAAATAGCGAAATCGGCGCATTGGAACAAAATCGTGTACGCAGTGAACAATTTGCCAAATATTGTCCAGCCAACAACTGTGATCAAAACACAGCTAATCTCATACGCTACTGCGCCTTTTGTCTTTCTAGATGTATTAACTGTCGCCCCAACAACTACAATAGACACAGTAGTTAAAGCACTGTTTGCTTACTCACCCCCACCTCTGTCATATTTTGGCTTCAACCTTTATGGGTCGGGACAAGTCCTAAATCTTTTTAACTGCGGAGGACCTGGTTTCGATAAAATTTATGGCAACCTTTCATTAGAAAATGTCTATATATTCCGACCTAGCATACGATTTCATCTTCATGACAATGTTTACGCACAAAACATATACGCAAACAATAATGATACATTTTTGCATTTCTATGACTATTCTAGTGCGCAAAATGTGTATGTGACAAATGTCTTTTCAGAGGTTCATCTTGAAGATAATGCTTTTGTGTACAACTTATATTTTTACAGTTCTAACGCACTTATCGCTACCAGTGACGCCGCTTCCATAACGAATTTGTATGTGTATGGCGACAGCAATGAAATAACAGTTTATCATGGGGTAAATCTTTACCTATGCGGATACGAAAACACAGTGGTGTTTAACGGTGTTAATTTGTATTTATGTGGACCATACAATTCTGTGTCTGGGTCAATTCAAAACGTAATAACAGATCCAACGATTTGCCAACAAGTCTGTAGTGCAGCCTAAATTCAAATTTAGGCACAAATGTGCATTTTTAAACGACCGCATCATTTGGTTTACATATGATAATATACTATGTTTACCCCATGCACCACGATGTGAGTTTTAAGTATGTTGCGTTAGAGCACATCAAAATGTTGAAGACCAAGTACACAGTTTACGACATTCCGGAACTAAACTTTTATCAGTTCACGCCATTCGGAAAACCGCTGACATTTGTTCACCCATTTTTCTACGGAATGGTTAACTGGACCAAAATTCAGTGGGCGTTCTTCAAAATGTATCGATCGAAAGTGAAACAACTGATCGGTGTTGAGGTCGCAGATAGCGACAGGATCGCAGACAACTTTATTAATATCGCCAATTCCTGGGCTGACGCACTTGTTGTCAACTCCAGGTGGTCATATGATGCGTATGTAAAATCAGGTCTCAAGATCCCAGTCTACATGGTTCAACATAACTATGACCCAAAACTTGAGATGCCTGATGAAAAACTGAAAGTTTCGCAGGAGATCAGAAAGATCGCAGACAAAAAGAAGGAAAAACATATCAAAGTCGTCTTGTTCTTTTCCTGGCATTCAGGCTATAGAAAGGGCGATGATTTGTTTCAAAAGATTGCGAGAAAAATTCAGAAAGAAAGAGACGACGTCTATTTCCTGGTGAAATCGCCAATGCCAAGATCAGACCTTGCGGATCTGCGCCTGATTAACGTTACTGGCGTGGTACCATTTGATGATATTGTTGAGTTATACAGAATTGCTGACATAACGCTATTACTGTCCAGGGGCGGGTCATTTGAATTAAACGGTCTTGAATCTCTTGTTTCCGGCACACCTACCATTGCCCCAGATGAAGGACCATGGGTAGAATATTTCCCACCGGCGTTGAGGCATCTCCTGGCAAAAACTGCAGCCCACCCAATAGTTTTGCCTGATAACCCAATCCATATTGGTCATGGGGTTGAGGTTGGCATAGACGATGTCACAGAAAAAGCGCTGAAGATCCTGGATAACATAGAAGAGGAAAAAGCCAAAGTTAAAAGTCAAATCGGCTTCTTCCGTGAAAATTACAGTTTTAACGCAATCAAAAATAAACTGTTGGGTGTGGTATCGCAGATTGTAGGTGAGAACACAGAAAAAAACAAGATCGCTTTAAGAAACATGCCTTGAATTCAAAATACATTTTTTTATCCCGTCTCTAGGAACTCCCTCAATACAACGTTGAGATAAGAATTCTCCACTCAGATTGTCTAAAGTTATTGGGGTCTCTCTAATGAAGTTCTCATGAATTATACAGTTAGGACCAGCATACTTAAAGAGACGTGGGTGTACTCTTTTCACTTCTTCTAACATTTTCCATGCAACTGCCCTAATTTCCCATTGTGCTCTTGAACAGAGCCTTAGTCCGAAGAAATTATACAACTCACGGGCATTCATTGTAACGACAATGTTTGTGTTCACACCGTTAGGTAAAATATAACGTGCATCTTCCTCAGGGACACCGTTTTGTAGTAGGTCATAATACAGATCGTAAGCGTCCTTATATGCATTCTTTATGATTTCCTCATTCCTCTTTTCTGCTGAAGGAGGAATTATAGGCTGGTAATATTCGTCAATAGGTTTGGCAAAACGGTGACTCATCTGCGTATATGACGCAATGCGGTGTCTGACAAGCTGGTGAGAAGCTACTCTACTTATTCCCTCTATTGAGAATGTGTAATTACTGTGTTCTAAAGGAGACCAATAACCGTGAATGATAGCGTCGCGAATCCATGTTTCTATTTCGTCTTCGGTCATAGTTTCCTCATGATGTTTCCAGCCCTTCCTACTCCTACTCATTTTAGAAGCTATAGCAACTACTTTTTCCCCATTCTGTGTATATGAAACTAGAGAAACCGACACCATTTGAAGCATCACCTATACAAAAGCATGTTGTGGACAATATTAACAGTTAGATAAATAAGGTAAATTCTGGTATATGCCTAAGAATTATGTCATAGTCATTGCCATAATACGTCACCTTTCGCCCTTTTATGTAATGGGAAACAGGCGGGATAAAGACATTAATGTGACGCAAATGGTTATGGATATAAATATCAATTTTATCTCTCGTTTTCGGATCGGCAATCATCCAGTCCCGAATCGTGTTCTGTATATCGGTGGCAAAACCCCGTGTGAACACAAAATTTGTACCGCTGCAAAATGGTCTAATTTCCCCAGCCCAGTCGTAAAACAGCGGATAACACAGAGTAAACACATAGGTTCTTAGCATTTGATGCCCGTCAATGGCATGAATGTTTGGCACAACAACGTCACTATCAATGATTGCGAAAATGTCGTCAGGCAAATGGCTGATGAAGTTTAACGCCTTTAACAGGTTAAGCGCTATTCTAGTTTGCCTATCGTCACTTTGGGTCACATTCCAAATAATGTCGTGAGCGTCTTTAGGCAAATTGCAATAATAGGTCTGGTCAACGACAACGTAATCGTACTGGGTCTCTTGAATATGGGCACAGTTACCACAGAAAGTGAAAATTTTCATAACCAGAATTAGGAAAGAAGACGTTAAAAAAGATTCGTAAACAGGAAAACAAAAGAAAAAAAAGAAGATTAACTTTCGTCTAAATCCTTGCTTAACTCAGTGCCAACCACTCCGGCGACTGAGCCACCAAAGCCCAGAAGCAGGAGACCAGTTGGGCTCACAACAGTAGAGCCAGCTAATGTATTGATCGCCGTTGCCAAAAGATACAAGCCGAATCCGCCGAAAATCCCAATCGTTGTTCCAACGAAAAGTGCCCTTATGATTCTGGCTGTCACTTTTTTTCCATGCGGAGACCCTGAACCTGATGATGCTGGAGCCTGACTCATTTTACCTCAGATACAAATACCGTTAAACAACATAAAAAATATTACGTAAAAATAATGACCAACAGTCGCATTTATTTATGCCATGAATAGAAAAACTGATCATGGATATCGAAAACTATTTCCGTAATCTGGAGTGCGATTATTGGCGAGAATATCCGCGCTCATATGGGTTACTTAACGTTTATCAACGGACTGTTCAAATAGTAGGGGCTGATTGCGGGTCATCTGCTTTATACTTCCTGTTGAGAGGCGCATCGTCAGTTGTACAGTACGAGAAAGAAGAGAAACTGAGAAAAAAATGGCAACAAGTCTGTGCGGACTTTAGCATATGCGATAAAGCTGTGATGAAAGAAGAATGGAATGGCGAATATGAAGACACTAATATCTTCATAATGGATTGCGAAGGCTGTGAAGAGAAGCTGAATGTCTCACAACTCAACAAATATAGTCAATGGTGCATAGGGGTGCATGACTGGGCAAAGAATCGTGTCGAGTTGCTTAGAAAACTAGAAGGCGCAACATTTACTTATGCGAGCGACGATGGTAGGGAAATAACACTCTGCCGAATATAAATATGTCAACATCATTTTTGGTCTTAGTCATGAGAATAAAAATAGATAGGTATAAAGGATCAAAAAGCCTGGATATTAACACCCCCGATTTTAAGGTAGGGGTGGTTCTAGGGGAAAACGGAACAGGGAAAACAAAACTTTTGAAAACGATTGCGAAAGAATATGAAAAAGCATCATACATTGATTGCTTGTCATTACAAACACCATTGCTTGCCACAAAAGACATGGTAGAACACATAAAAGAAGTGGCTGACGATATTAACGACATACACGTCTCAGAAGATGGTCAAACGTATGTTGCATTTACGAATGGCGAAAAAGTGCCTTTGCGTGAGTTGGGGCATGGTCATAGACAACTGATCAGTTTCATGGCAAAATACACGGTAGAGAATCCTGACATTCTCCTGGTTGACGCACCAGAAGCACTATTACTTTCGCCGCATAAAATGCAAAACTTTGCAAACTTTATACATCAACACACACGATTATTCAGTATGGTTGCAACGCAAAGCCTGGACATATACTTTCAAACCATAAACGTAAACCCATCCAACACAATCGTAATCATTCTTGGAAACAATGACTACATGACGATAGGTGGTGAAGAGGCTTTGGACAGATTGGACTTTGAGGACTTAAGACAGATAGGGGAACTAATTTGAAATGCCAGGGTGCAAAAATCGAAAACACGAAAGGTTAACTGTTTATAATAATGTAGACATATTATACCAAACTTGAGAAAAACAGTCGATAGTGTTAGGTAAAAAAGACAAAAAACAACAAAAAAATAACGTGGATTAAAGAGACAATTTCTCAACTTTTGCCTTAGTTATATTGGCTGGTTTGAGCTCGTCTTCCACCATTTTCGCTATCGCCCTTCTTATGGCTTCACTTCGATTGATCCCCAGCTTTGCTGCGTATTGATCTAAAAGCAACACAAGATCTGGGTCTGACTTAAAAGAAAACACTTTTAACCCCACACCAACCCACCTTTAGAACTCATCTAGCAATTGTCCAATTAGAATCCCTAGCTTCATTCTATTTTTCTCGTCTAGCAGTGCATAGCTGGGGTCATCTGCGTCAAATCTCCCAACTCTAAAAATTTTGTGGCAAACTCCGAACAACATCTGTTCAGAGTCGCTTAATTGATAGTATTCGACATTATTTATGCCAAAAAAATCTAGACACTGGTCAAACGTACTTATTTTTTGAATTTGAATTTGGTTTTGATTTGGGCTTTCCATCTGTATCACCAATATTTACTATGTCGACTAAAATATATAAAGCTTTCTGTATTGCTTTACATAAAAACATGCGCCAAAACAAACATACTAACCAAAAGGGCAAACCAAAAACAGAGATATAGAAATAGGTAAGAAAAAGGAGAAAACGAAAAGTAAGAAAAATAAAAAAAAGATTATTGTTTAGCTTTAGAAACCCTCTTATTCAGAATCGCCAATCCCTCTGGTGTTAAGCAAACATACTTCCTCCTTCTTCCGGTATCGTCATTTCTAATGTGATAATAAGCAATCCACCCTTTTTGTTCTAACCTCTTTAGCACCCTACCAAAATATGGCATATAGTTGTGTGCCCAGCAAAAGTCTCTGTACAAGTGTTCAACCCAAGTGTCTCCTTGGGTTAAATATTCCAAAACCTCTTTTTCCTTCTTGCCAAGTTTTGCTTTACCTTTTATTTCTTCCATACTCATTTCCATTTCTTTATCACTGATTCTGTATATGCTAGCCCAAATATATAAAGCTTTCTGTATTGCTGTATCTGGCAACCCAACTGCTGCAATCTAATCTGCAATCTGAATTTCTTTCACCCTTGAATTTTTTACCCGCATAAAAATTACTACCTATCCACAATTCTGTATTTCTACCAATCTAGTATTTTTAACCCGCATATTTATTTCAAGACCGTGATAATCTGAATTTTTGCTAATTAACCGGGGGGTAAATTGTATATTCCCAACCAGAAATATTTCTCCACTAGTGAATCGGGACACTACGTACCTGGATGGGGTATATAAATATTTCTGTCCCCTTGACTTTTTTTCGCAACAAACGCAAAAATGATAAATTATTTGTAACTCACAATTTGTCTACCACAAACTGAAAAAAATGATAATCAATTTGTTGCATAAACTCTGCAAAAATGTACAATTAATTGTAACTTACAATTCGCCAACTAGATAACGTAAGTTGCATGAAAAACGCAAAAAATTAGTCATGAAGAAAACACCCCCTGAAATTTTTTCCAATTGGGTTAGCCCCAGCAATCAAAAAAATCAATGTTTAACTGTATCGCAAATCTTTTGAACAGTTTTTACTTTAGCCGTAAACCTAAGATCGGCAAACTGTTAACTGTTTAATCTAAATCTACGCAATCTAAACAGTTTTCAGATAACTCTGGTTTGCGTAAAAAATGTCCTAAAAACCGTAATAACCGCGCTGCATTTCTCGCCAAATATCTTTTGCACTCTCACCTGCCGAAAACCGCTTACTCCCACCTGCCAACAGCCCATAAAATACATATCAAAAACCAGTTATAGACATATATCTTATATCTTAAGTCTACTCAGACTATATGTTATATAACTATATAGATTTATGACTGTGAAAACGTAAAACTAAACGTATATTTTAATCAAAACTAGATATATAAAAACAAGATCGATAAAATCCCCTACCTATTTTTATCTCTAAATCGTAAGTATTTAAATCTTTCGTACTTTTAGACCTTAAACTTCTTTCAAAAAATAGTTAAACACTGAACGGTAGGAAAAATTAACGTCTTGAATTTTTCTCAAGGACGTAAAATTCCTACCAACTGAAATATCTTATAACAATTGACATACGTCTAAAAGTTTTTCTGCTTTGATTGAGATTTATTGAAATTTTGTAATTCAAAATATTTCATTTGTTTCAAGAAAAAAGACAAAATCATTTTTTTAGATTTTTAGGTTTATTTCACAAAATGACAGATTAATTGTAATTTAGGAATTTAGGAATTTACAATTTTTTTCAGTTTACAATTTATTTATTGAAATGATAAATTAATTGAAAATTACAAATTTACAAATTTACAATTTTTTACGTCCCACGTGAAAAAAA